GGGCGAGTGTTTGCGCCGGCTCTGCGCAACGGCTCACAGATCCAGTTCATCATCGACGGCAAGTCGGTTTCGATTGCTCCGGCGAAAGATCCAGCCTGGGCCGAGTCGGTGCAGGTCGAGTTGGCAATCGGTCCGAGGAAGGCCAGGCTGCGCGCTGGCATTCTGTTGCCGCAGGACTCGTCAGGCTGGTACGGGGCTTCCTACTCCTACGGCCATCGCTTCATCATCCGCAACGAAGGCCACGGCCTCGGCGAATACAGCAGCTCTGGGTTCGCCATGTTGGTGGACCTGTTCGGCCCTTGGGCACTGGGAACGAACAAAGGCTCGGTGACGGATGCGCACTGGGACGACTTGGCGGAGCTGGCGTATCCGCACATCAAGCCGCTGCTCGAAAAGGTCCGATCGCAGACGCTCATGCTGCGGATCGACGGATTGCGTTTGGCCATTTCGCAACGCCTTGCGGGAGCGCTAGGAGAACGGAACAAGCCCAGCGGATGGCATCGTCAGAAAGGAGGTCCGGCACGCGGCCCGCGCGATCCGAACGCCCCGAAAAGCGGCAGCGGCTCTGGCTTGACGGTGTATTTCTACGAAGACGCAGCGGACAAGCGCATTGGCAAGATCGAGTCCAGCGGTAAGCGAATCGGACTGAACGAGTCTGTCCCTGGCATCAAAGCCCTTCAGGACAAGCAGGATGACGAGCAGTTGACGTTCATCGCGTTCACCTTGTTGGCAAACAGCAGGGCGTCGCAGCCTTTGTTCCCTGAGCAAAAGCGCGAGGACTTTGCGGTACAGATGGCCGCTTACTTCACCAACGAACGCAAGGTGTCGAGGGTGCTTGCCGCAGAGGAGTCGGCTTAGTTCTCCATGCGAACCCTCCTCCTAGCCCTCCTCGTCTCCTCCCTCCCCGCGCAGCTCGTCACCGCGCACAACCCCACCGGCTGGCCGGTGTCGTGCTGGCACCGCGCCGTCTCGACGGTGCTGCCTCCGGCACAGAGCGGCTTCCTGCCGTCCGGCCCCGAGCTCTACGTCGCCGGCGCTGACCCCGAACCCGGCGAGGCCCCGGTGTACGTCTGGCTGACCCTGCCACCGGGCGGCTCGGCGACGCTCAACCTCGCCTCCTGCGTCCCGTCCTGGCGCCCGGTCGGCCTGCAGCCCGACTGGCAGACCACGCACGGCGGCATCGCGGAGGTCGACGGCGGTGCCTTGTTCTGGGAGTCGGAGACCTTCGACGGCCCGTACCTTGTCCTGCGCGCCGTGGTGCGGCCGCAGCCGTGGCTCGTCGTGGTCGTCGAAGCCCGCTGGTGCGCCGAAATGTCGTACCTAGCCGAGATCACCACGCGATCGATGCACACCTCGACCTCGGCGTGGCCGACGGTCGACATCTTGCGCAAGTCGGTGTCCCTGACCTGGGGCCACGGATCCCTGTGGACCGGCGGCGCAGGCGGCTCGACGCTCATCCCCGGCGGCACGCGCTACGTGTCCGGGCAGGTCCAGACGCGCCGATCGACGATGGTCTGGCCGCTGCTGGCGACACCGTCGCAGATGGACACCGCGCGCGCGGTACACTCCCGCGCACTGTGGGCCGTCGCCGTACCGTAAGACGCAGGGAACAGCTACCACCTCCGACCGAGGCGCAGCTCGCCGCTTACGCCTCGTACGAGCAGCACCTCGGCTGGCACGTCGCCCGGTTCGGCGTCTGGCGGGCACGGCGGGCCGGCATCGAGCGCGACGACCTCATGCAGGCCGCCCGCCTGGGCCTCTGGCGAGCCTGCCTGACCTTCGACCCGTCCCTCGGCTGCGTCCTGGCCACGCACGCGACCAAGCACGTCTACTGGCACCTACACGACGCGATCGAGCGCGCGATGTACGGCAAGCCGCGCAAGGGCCGACCGCTGCACGACCACGCCGCGCACGAGTACCTAGCGTTCGACCCGCCGGCACCCGAGACTCCCGACGATGACGACGACCCAGATTGCTGACGCCCTGCGCGCGGCCTTCCCCGAGTACACCATCGACGAGGCCGACCTGCCGGCGACGATCGCCAAGCTGGGCAAGGAGCTGGCCGAGTTCGCGCGCGTGAACACACAGCTGTCGTCCATCGTCGCCATCGTCTTCGGCGGTCTCGCGCGAATCGACGCCGAGCTGCGCGCCGGCCTGCCGCCCGAGGCGATCCCGGCCAAGGAGCCGACCGAGACCGACGGCGCCTGACCAGCCGATACGCATTGCGTGCCCGACGGTCACTACCGGCCCGGAGCCGGCAACTTCCGGCAGAACAACCACTGCCGCAACGGGCACGACGTGGCGCAGCCTTCGGCCCTCGTCGAGCACAAGGGCAACATGGTCTGCAGGCAGTGCCTGCGCGACGCGCGCCGGCGCTACGCCGACCGCCGCAAGTCGCTCGACCCGTACTTCGACGAGTGCCAGCGGTGCGGACGCTCCAAGTTCGGCGACTCCCGCGCCTACTGCGGCCCGTGCCGTCACCTGACCCGAGGCGAGCGCGCGCGAACGCCGGCGCAGATCGACGCCGCGCTCATCGAGGCTATCGTCCTGGAGACTGCGCCGGCGTGGGTCAGGAACGACCCAGCCGAGCATGCAGCGTGGATAGCGCACGTCCTTCGGTCGCGTAGGGCTTGACCTCGCGCTAGCATGCCGACCACAGTTCCATGACGGTGCAGACTACGTGCAGACATTGCGGGTGCGTGATGATGACGACGTGCGCCTGCACGGTGGACGAGTGACCGACCCCGAGGCAAAGGGAGGGGGTTTCGAGAAGCAGCCCAAGCCCAGGGCCGCGGCGCGCATGATTGCCAGCCTGGCCAAGCAGAAGGCCTGGACAGACAGCCTGACCGACGAGCAGCGCGAGCAGATCAGCCGGAAGCTCATCGACAGCCTGCCGGCGTGCGAGTCGCCGCGCGAGATTGCCAGCGTGGTCAAGGCCATCGCCAGCCTGGAGAAGAACGACCTCGACCGCACGCGCCTGCTGATGGAGGCCGAGGCGATCGAGGACGGCACCATGGACGACGCCACGCGCCTGCGCGCAGACCTCGACGCGATCGACCGCCTGGAGGGACGCAGTGCTGACTGACCGTTGGACGCCGCTGGACGCGCACGTCGAGCAGCTGCGGCTGATCCGCTCACCGGCGCGCTTCCGCGTCGTCGCCGCCGGCCGCCGCAGCGGCAAGACCGAGCGCGGCAAGCGGCACCTGGTGCGCTGTGCCCTGGCCGGCATCACCGGCGTAGCGCGCCCGACCTTCGTCGCCGCCGCGCCGACGCGCGACCAAGCCAAACGCATCTTCTGGAACGACCTGAAGGCACTGTCGCCGCGCGAGTGGGTCGCCGGCGTCAGCGAGTCCGAGTTGACCATCCGCTACAAGGTCGGATCGCAGCTCATGGTCGTCGGCCTCGACCGCCCGCAGCGCATCGAAGGCGTGCCGCTTGACGGCATCGTGGTCGACGAGATTGCCGAGGTAAGGCGCGAGAGCTGGGAGCAGAGCATCCGGCCTGCGCTGTCCACGAAAGGGCGCCCGCCTGGCTGGGCATGGTTCACGGGCCGCCCCAAGGGTCGCGGCCTGTTCTATGACCTGTACAGCCTGTCGGGCACGCGCGCCGGCTGGGAGTCGTTCACCTGGACCAGCGCCACGGTCGTGGACCCTGCCGAGATCGAGCAGGCGCGCGCCGACCTCGACCCGCTGACCTTCGCGCAGGAGTACGAAGCGCAATGGGTCAGCTTCGAGGGCTTGGCCTACTACCCGTGGTCGCCGAAGGACCACCTGCGCAAGCTGGCCGTTGACCAGGCCAAGCCGCTCATAATCGCCCTCGACTTCAATGTCGACCCTGGCACCGCGGTCGTGATGCAGGAGCAGTACCTCGACGGCGAGACGCGCACGTGCGTCGTCGGCGAGGTGCACATCCCGCGCAACAGCAACACACCCGCCGTCTGCCGCAAGCTCATCGCCGACTACGGCAAGCATCCAGCCGACGTGTACCTCTACGGCGACCCCGCCGGCGGCGCGCGGCACACGAGCCAGACCGAGGGCACCGACTGGGAGCTGGTGCGGCAGGTCCTCGTACCGGCCTTCGGCGAGCGCCTGCGCTGGCGCGTGGCCAAGAAGCCGCCTTACGTGCGCGACCGGCTCAACGCCGTCAACTCCCGGCTGCGTTCTGCGTCCGGCGTCGTGCGGCTGCTCGTGGACCCTGCGCGCGCGCCCAACGTGGTCAAGGACTTCGAGGGCGTCACGCTGCTGAAGGGCGGATCGGGCGAGATCGACAAGAAGGGCAGCGAGGCCAAGGGCCTCACGCACCTAACCGACGCGATCGGCTACTACATCTCGGAGACGCACAGCATCGCGGCGCGCGTCTCCAGCTTCGACGAGTGACGACATGGCCAACGACGTAGGAACCTGGAGCGGCGTGCGCCGCGAGATGGAAGACAGCTGGGAGCTGGTGCGCGTCCTGCGCAGCGGCACCCGCGCAATGCGCGCCGCCGGCGGCAAGTTCACGCCGGCCACGAAGAAGGAGGCCAAGACCCGCGACCGCTACGCGCAGCGGCTCGCGCGCACGGTGCTGTTCCCGATCTACGACCGCACGGTGCGCAAGCTGGCGTCGCTGCCGTTTATGAAGCCGCCGACCATCAGCGGCGAGCTGCCAGAGCCTCTGGACCGCCTGCTGTCCAACGCCGACCGGCAGGGCACGTCGCTGTCGTCGTTCGCCCAGATGATCTACGAGGACTCCATCGACCGAGGCCTCGGCCTGTTCCTCGTCGACAACGTGCCGACGGCTGGCCTCACGCTGCCCGAGGCCGACGCCATGGACGCGCGCCCGTACTTCCGCCGCATCCACCCCGACAACCTCGTCGGCTGCCGTACGCGCATGCGGAACGGCGTCGAGGAGGTCGTCGAGCTGCGCATTCGCAACTGGTACTACGAGGCCTCGCCCGTTGGCGGCGGCGACGTGCTGGCCGACATGGTGGAGCGGTGGACGCCTCAGCGCGTGGAACGCTGGTATCGCAGCGGCAGCGAGCACGACCCCGACCGCGAGCAGAACGCCGCGCGCGAGTACCTGAGCGGCTACCGCCTCGGCGAGACGATTGAGCACGGGTTCGGCCGCGTGCCGGTCGTGGCGTGCTACACCAAGCGCATCGGCACGCTGCACGGCGAACCGCCGATGGAGGACCTCGGCTGGCAGAACGTCGCGCATTGGAACAGCCTCAGCATGCAGGGCGAGGCGTTGCACTACTGCCGCTCGCCCATCCTCAAGGTCGCCGGCGCTTCGTCGACGGTCGCCGAGGCGCGGCCCGAGGTCGGCCCCGGCTCGACGTTCACGGACACGAGCAGCGACCTCGACATCAGCTTCGTCGAGATCGCGGGCACGTCGTTGGCCGCCGGCGAGGTCGAGATCAAGCGCATCGAGGAACGCTGCATGGCGCTGGGCATGCAGCCCATGATGGCCGTCGGCGGTCCGGCGACGGCCACGGGCGAAGTGCGCGCGGACAGCAACGAGAAGTCCGAGGCGCAACGGTGGATCGAAGGCCTGGAGTGGGCGATGTACCAGGGCATCGAGCTGGCCGCCGAGGCCGCCGGCGTCGAGCTGCCTGAGGACTTCGACTGGACGCTCTACCGGGACAGCAGCCTTCTGTCGGGCAAGGCGCAGGACGTTCCGGTGATCCAAGGCCTGATGACCGCCGGCCAGATCCCGCTCGCCGTCGGCCTGCGCGAGCTGGCGGTGCGCGGCGTGCTGTCCACGGTCGACGACCCCGAGGCGTTGGCCGCGCAGGTCGAGCTGGGCCGTGAGCGCACCGTTGAGGCGCAGATGCAGGCCATGCTCGCCAGCGTCGAGCGCGACCGGCAGGCGCCAGCCGCCGAGGCGGAGGACGAGGAGGACGAAGCCGAGGAGGCCGAGGACGAAGCCGAGGCCGAGACGTGATCGGCGACGGCAAGCTCAACCAGGCCTGCCGCTGCGGCGGCACGGGGTTCATGTTCAAGTGCTACGACCAGATGCGCGAGGGCGGCCTGATCCACACCGGCTACCTCGCCAAGTGCGACATCTGCGGCGCGTCCACCGGCGTCATGCGCACGTTCGCCCTGGCGCGGGCGGCGTGGCTTGAGCGCCGCTGTCCCAGCACCCATGACGTGATCGAGCCGTGACCAGCTCCCGCCTGCCGCCTGGGGTCAAGGAGCGCCTACGAGCCGCGCTGCGGCAGCATGCCGACACGTGGCTCCAACGGTTCTACCGGCACGAGATCCTCGTCGCGCGGGCCGTCCGGGGCATCCAGGACGACGCCGCCGAGGAGTTCCGTCGCACGGTCGTGCGCCCCGTCGTCGAGCGCGTCGCCGCCGGCATGGCGACGTTCGAGCGGCGCGGCCAGGACGTGACGATCGCCACGACGCCCGAGCTGCGCCGGCTGATCGCCGAGGCCGAGGCGCTGGTGCGGCAGGGCATGCGGCGGGTGCAGGACCAGGCGCGCGCCAACCTCGGCCAGCTCGTCAAGCAGGAGGCCGATTGGGTGCAGGAGAGCGCCCGCAAGGTGCTGCGCATCGAGACGGCGCGGCCGGTCAGCCTGCCGCGCATCGAGGCCGCCGTCGAGCAGCGGCCCTACCTCGGCGCGACCACTGAGGAGTGGTTCGGCTCGCTGGTGGGCGGCGACAACGGCGCGGTCGACAACGTGCGCTACGCCGTCCAGACCGGCGTGCAGCGCGGGCTGACCACGGACGAGATCGTGCGCACCCTGCGCGGCACCCGCGCCGGCGACTTCGAGGACGGCCTGCTGAGCGGCTCCAACGTCGACCAGCTCCGGGCCATGGTGCGCACGGCCGCCGCGCACGCCAGCGCCACGACCCGCGCCGAGACGTTCGCCGACCTCGGCGTGGACCAGTACCAGTTCGTCGCCACGCTCGACTCGAAGACCTC